CTGCAGCGCAAACTGCTGAATGCTATCAAACTGCGAGATCCCGGTAAGTTTACCCGCACTGTGAGAAAAACTGATGCAAATTCATGAAATATTTTTGGGCTCACAAAAACTAGATGAAGCACTGCAAACCGCAGTGGCTCCTATTGTACAAAAAGCCTTTCAAAACAACCCCAAGGTCAGTAACGAACAGGAAGGCCAACAGGCGGCTAGATTTCTCATTGCCAAGGGCATGGGACGTCAAATGTACAGTCAGTGGGCTGTAATAGACCGGCAGATTAGTAACAGTTTGGCCGGAGATCCTGCAAAACTGGAAAATTACAAAACACGTAGTGATGGACGTTATATAAAATCACTCACTGGATTTGTCATGGGCAATATGTTAGATGGGTTACCACCTATGTCCATTGAAAACAAAAACTACATTGATGAGAAAATTGCACAGATCAGTCAACCTGACAATACCGATCGTTATGAATATGTGCAAACACTGTTTAATGATTTGACCGAACTGTGTGTTACGGCTCAAACTGATTTCATGTTAAATAATCTCAAGGCACAACGAGCGCAACAAGAAGCTCAGGCCAAGGCAGCTGCCGAAGCAGAACGCCAACAGAAATTAAATGCCACTATTGCTATTCGTAACAAACAACGTGCCCAAGCAGCAGGCATACAACAAGGCGCATAATGTACAAACCACTCTACGAAGGCGGCAATGTTTTCAAAGATAGCAAAGGCCAGCCTGCAACTCAACGCATAAACCAAACCGATATTAAACCCACCATTGCCTGGCTGGATCAAATGCTGCCGGACTTGAACCTCATGGACAACATGCTGGGCAGCACAGGACTCAAACCCACCAGTGGTGACCTGGACTTGGCCATTGACGCCAATAAATTCAGCAAAGAACAATTGGTTGCGGCACTCACAAGCTGGTGCCGTAGTCAAGGCCTCAAACCCGAAGAGTGGATTAAAAAGTCGGGTATTTCAGTGCATTTCAAAACACCTATCACAGGTCGGGTGGATCATGGCTTTGTACAAACCGACTTTATGTTTTTAAACAATGTACCATTCTCCAAGTTTATCTTGCGCCCAGATGTGAATTCGAAGTATCAAGGTGCCCTGCGCAACATCATGATCAACTCAATGGCCAAAAGTTTAGGTTATAAACTAAATCAAAACAGTGGTTTAGCCAATCGTGAGACCAACGAGATCATTACAGATGATCCTGATGAACTGGCCAGGCTATTGTTGAACAAAAAAGCCACTGCTAAAGATTTAGGCAGTGTAGAAACCATTATGGCTGCTCTAGCCAACGACCCCAAGCGTGAGCAAAAAATTGCAGACTTCCACGAGCACATGGCCAGAGAAAAGATCGCTTTTGAAGAAAGCCTAGAAGAAACCGAAGTCAACTTCTTGGCACGCCTGCGCGATCGTATTGTGAATCAAGGCATGTACATGCTGATTGAAGGCAAGGATCCGCGTATTCCTCACCTGGAGGATCTTGTGTTTGATCGTGGTACCGCTGGTATCAAAGAAGCATTGAAAATTGTGTCGGATGTGGCTGCTGACACTGGCAAGACCACCACAATCAAGTGGGATGGTAAACCTGCTATCATATTTGGTCGCAAGCCCACAGGTGAGTTTGTGTTAACCGACAAGTCAGGATTCACAGCCAAGGGCTATGACGGCTTGGCCACATCACCTCAACAGATTGCAAAGATCATGAGCATGCGTTCGGGCGAACGAGGCGAGCTGATTGAGATGTATGCCACCCTGTTCCCTTTGCTCAATGCTGCTGTGCCTAAAAATTTCCGTGGTTATATCCTAGGCGATTTGTTGTATACTTCAACACCTCCAGAAGAATCCGGCGCCTATGTGTTCCGTCCTAACTTTGTAGAGTATCGCATACCTGCTGCCAGTGAACTAGGTCAACGCATAGGCAACAGTCAAGTGGGCGTGGCCATACACACTTACTATGAGGATCCGGATGCGCCAGCAGTGGCCATACAGAATGCGGATTTAAAAACGGTACCAGGCTTGTTGATTGTAGAACCTACTGTAAAGAACATGCAGAATGTCCGGCTGAATCGCAAACTGGTCAACGAACTCAAGCAACTGGTCGCAGAACATGGTGGCAACATCAATCAGTTTTTTAATCCTGCAGAGCTGCGAGCTCAAGGCATTACAGACTTACCTGCACTGTGCAAGCAGTACATCAATTCCAGAATCAACACCAACTTTGACAACCTGCTGCCAGACTTTGGTGCATGGCTACAACAAAAAGTCACACCACGCAAGTACAACAACATTGTGGAATATGTGCAGAGTCCCAGATCCAACATGGACGGTATCAGTGCCGCCTTTACAGCATTCCTGGCGCTGCATGATTTAAAACTGGATCTCCTGCAGCAATTGGATCGTCAGCAGCCCGGGCAAGAGGGTTGGGTCATGGCCACAGACGCAGGTCGTGCCAAGCTGGTAAACCGCTTTGGTTTCAGTGCTGGCAACCGTGCACTAAACAATCCAGAACTGGTAAAATAACTGGGCTAGGTCCGGGTTTTTGCTCAATCTCATAAATAAGTGTAGGGCGATGAGCCCACTTAATTAAGGAGAAGTAACATGGCACAATTCACAAAAACCAGCGGTACAACCCAGCCAGTATTTGCGCTGGACGTAGCCAACGGTAGTATTTCGGGAACAGCAAACATTGCTGCACAAGGTCCAGTTCAACCACAAGGTCCAAAACTAGACTTTTTCAGCCTAATTGCTAACGCTTCAATCGCTTCAGGCGGCAACGTTAACGGTTTCGTTAACAACACACTGCAGAGCATTCAACAGATTGCTACAGTTGCAATGTATCAAGTTGGTCTAAACAACCAGACTTTGAATCTTGCTCTGTATCCTTGCAATGCTTACACAACCACAACCTTGGTCACTGCTGCACAAGCTGCAAACTCTTCGGGTGGTTTGACAGCAGTGGGTTGGCCTACAGGCAACGTTTGGGCCAATGCAATGTTCACAAGCCTAGTAGCCTAATAGTTACAAGTTTCACTCAAGAAACCCTGGACATAATAATCCAGGGTTTTTTGTTGGCTGTAAATAACCTGCATGAAGATTTATTGTGAAACTGTCTTTGATATTACTGCTACAGGTGTCACAGGACGCTATAGAGCCACTAGATTGCCATTTCAAGATCAAAGCGGAACTATAATTGAAACCGAAGCACACTGGAATCGCAGCAGAAATCAACAACGCAATTGGGAAAGCATAACACAGGTGCTGGGCCTACGCACGCAGGCCTTGAATCTTACTGATCCTGTGCATGAAGATCAGCGTTGGCATTTTGAATTTGAAATCGAAGCAGACAGTGTGTATGGTCCATCCGACCAGCCTTTTGAGTTATTGTACGCTGACTGCGAAGGCGTGCCCATGATATTAAACTTGGATGAAACTGCAGTGACAACCCCATTGTTGTGCATACACGGTGCAGATCAAAACATTTGGTTTCGAGAATTACCTATAAATAATTGATCATGGTTGAGCCCACAGACATTGAAAAGAAAAGCCTAGAAGCGCACGTTGAACTGTGTGCCGAACGGTACAATGCTCTTGAAACCAAACTAGAGCATGTGGACAGCAAGATCAGCAAATTGGAAACTGTGATGCAAGAAGTGCATGAAATGGTGCACAACATTCAGCAGAAGCGCAGTGACCAACTCATTAGCTGGGGCATAGGTATCATTGGTGTACTTGCTGCTACCATTGGTTATCTAATCACACACTACGTTTTTCGATGAACCGAGACCGAGCCTTAGAACGCTGGATCAGTAGCGAGATCAAGAATGTGCACCCCTTGTTGATTTGGCGCAATGACTCGGGCGAATACGAAGCATTTGGCCGTTATCGTATTGTGCAGGAACAGCAACGATTTAGAGTGTACAAACTTGGTCACGAGCGAGGCGTGTTCAGCAGCACAAGATTAGCACTGAGCTGGTGTATTGCTGATCACAATCGTCAATTTGAACTAAGCCGTGATCTAGTAACATTGGACCACGAACTGCAGTTAATCAACAACGATCTTACCGTGCGAGTAGGCATAGCAGATCGTAGTCGTAGGCAGCAATTTAAAGAAGATGTTTTTACCAAACTACAAGGCCGTATCATACGCAAAAAAGAGCTGGAACACAGGCTTGACAAATGTGTAGATTTGGCTAAATATTGGCAACAGCGAGGATTCAGATATGAAACTGCAAGAACTAGCCGCATTTAACCCAACCAGACAATCAGCTAGAGTGATGGAAAGTTACTTTGGTCAAAAGGTCAATTTTGATGCTCTCAGTCAGCGTCAAGCCGAAGCCATGTTAAGCCGTGTGCGTGGACTCATGCAAGAGCACCGTGCCAGCTCAGATTTCCACAACAGTGAGCGCAACTCTGCTTACTTGAAACTTGTGATGATGGAAGAAGGCCTCATTGGCAGAATCCTGTCAGACGACTCGCGTGAAGTGATCCGCGAAAGCGAAGTGCAACAGGCACAGGTTGTGTTGGCTGCTCAAGACATGGTGGACAAGATCCAGGACATGTTAGAAGAAGCTAGTGAAATGCAGTTCAAAGATCTACCAGCCCTGTGCGATCAGATCAAGAACGAAGTTGGCATGGAACAAAGCCAACAGTTCAATGCCGATGCCACCGCTGCACTGAGTGGATTAATTCAGAACTTACAGGGCGCACGTCAGCAACTCAGCCAAGCCCTGGGAGTGGTCACTGGTCAGGCACCTGCACTGCCTGGTATGGCAGCACCTGGCGCAGCGCCAGCAGCACCAGTAGCACCAGCAGTACCTGCTGCGGAAATGCCACCTGCTGAAGAAGAACCTGAACTCCAACCAGCTGCCGCAAACTTGGGTCGCGCCAAACGATAATGCGTATAGATGAAGTTGCCGACACTCAAGTCGACAGCGGCAAACTCATGGCCCTGGCACAGTTTTTGTCTGGTCGCAGTCAAGATCAAGACGCCAAAAAACAAATCAGCCAACAGGCCTTTGTTGACCTGGCACGCAATTTGGGTGTAATGATCACCCCAGATAGTCTGGTAGACATAGTTGCCCGACCACCCTTGAGCAACATCCTAGAACCCATTGAACCCAATTCGGGTGTGGTGCGTTTCAAGGGCAACTTAGATAAGAGCACTCAAATGAGTGTGAATCAAGCCGAGAAAATCGTGGACAAAAATGCCAAAGCGGCCATGCGCCGTATGGGATCATAACCAATTTGATTGCACTCAGTGTCAACTGAGTGTATAATTGCTGCGTTAATATAGTAACAGGAGGTACAACATGAAAAAGCTCATTGTTGCTCTAGCACTAGCAGTTTCGGCCGCACCCACATTAGCACAACATCATTATCATCACTCGCACCACGGTTATTATCGTCCGGGCTGGGGATGGGTGGCACCTGCCATCATTGGTGGCGCAGTAGTGTATGGTATGACTAGACCACCTGTGATTGTGCAGCAACCTCCTGTGGTAATTCAAGCACCCCCTCCAGTGCCAGTTTATATTCAACAAGGACTGCCAGTGGCACCACAAGGTTTTCATTATGAAAATATTCTCGATGCCAATTGCAATTGTTATAAAACAGTGTTGGTGAATAACTAATGGCCTACAGTGACAAAGTTATTGACCATTACGAAAATCCGCGCAACGTTGGATCCTTTGCAAAAGATGATCCTGACGTTGGCACTGGTATGGTTGGTGCTCCTGCTTGCGGTGACGTTATGAAACTGCAGATCAAGGTAGGCGACGATGGTCGTATTGCAGAAGCCAAATTCAAGACCTATGGCTGCGGTAGTGCCATTGCTTCCAGCAGCCTTGTGACAGAGTGGGTCAAAGGCAAAACCCTGGATGAAGCAGCCACCATTCGTAATACCGACATTGCTCAAGAACTTGCTTTACCTCCGGTGAAGATTCACTGTTCAATTTTAGCCGAGGACGCTATTAAAGCGGCCATCGAGGACTACAAGAAAAAGCATGATACCGCACAGTAACAAATTTGATTTTGTTACTGATCGCGAACAGTGGATTGAAGATAATAAACACGTCTGTACAATCCCTTATAAAGAAACTCATTACAGACTAGGCTATGCCAATCCTTGTTGCTATTATCAACCCACTCAGGGTTTAATAGCGCAGCCAGCCGCTAGGGTAAAAAAACACATTGAATCTCAACAAGTAGATGCTTTTTGTTCTTACTGTACCAAGCAAGAACAAAATAATCAACTCAGTGGCCGTAAAAGAGATTTGCTAGATATAAACAAAATCAGTCTAGAAAATTTTTTAACAAACAAAAATTTTGAAGAATTTAGCACTACGCTAGTTTTTAGTAACAAATGTAATATGGCATGTAGAATGTGCAGTCCTGGTAATAGTAGCTTGTTTGGAAAATTAGTTGGAATTAAAGACTACGCAAGTTCGACCATTAGCGATAATCTTCAGTATTGGCAGCAAATAAAAAATCAAATTCGATCGGATGTTGACAAATATAAAATCTATAGATTAACAGTCACTGGTGGCGAAGGCACCTTGCAGGATGATTTATACCGACTCACTGAGTGGTTGTACGAAGAAAATCTAAGTCAAAAAATACATCTACAGATATTGACCAATGGCTCAACTTGGCTGGCGGATACATACAAACAATGGTGTGAACGGTTCCAGCAACTGACCTTTAGTATCAGTATAGACAGTGTGAATCTGAATTATGAGTATGTGCGTTGGCCTATGCAATTTGATAAAATTGCAAAGCATCTGTATCAGTTTGCAGAGCTCGGTAATCAACACAACAACTTCAACTATTATTTTACGCCTGTGTTTTATGCTAACAATGTGGCCTATTTGCCCGAGTGGTTGGACTGGTTTGAAAATTTTTACAAGCAAGGCAATGATGTTTCCATATTTGATGGTACCTTGGTTGATCCTAATCATTATCAAATTCTTAACTTGCCAACCTATATCAAACAAGATTTGCTGTCCGTAATTGAACCTTTGCCTGAATTGAACCTCAAAATATTGGACAAAAATTCTACATTTAGACAGAGCTTGAACAATATTGTAACACAGTTGAAAACAGATTGTGAAAATTCGCCCGAACAAAAAAATAAACAACTAACTATTTGGAAAGAATATCTTAAACAAACTGCCAAATGGGATCTGTTGACTAATACCAGCTTGCCTATCTCAAATCAAAAACTCTGGGATAGACTTAATAGTCAAGATCAGTTATACTATCGTGAACTTCTCAAACAATCACTATGATTAAACCTGTATTGACCTGGCCGGATCCTGTGCTACTGACTCCTACTCAACCCTGGAACTTTGATCAACCCCAATTAGACAGTGCTCAACTTGAACAAGATTTAGTTGATACCATGCTGGATCAACGGGCCTTGGGCTTGGCTGCCAATCAAATTGGCGTGGGTGTCAGCGTGTTTGCCATGCACCTTAGAGAAAATGATCAGTGCATTGTGCTGTACAATCCAGAGATAGTGAACACCAGCACCGAACAGTGGCGTCATGACGAAGGCTGTTTGAGTTTTCCTAACATCTTGTTGGAAGTTGAAAGACCTGCTGAAGTTGTGGGACGCTGGCAAAATCGAGATGGCACCTGGGAACAACGTGAGTTTGCGGGATGGAATGCCAAATGCTTTCAGCACGAGCTAGAACATCTGCAGGGTCAGGTGTTTAAACAACATGTGAGCGAGCTTAAATATCAGCAAGCAGCAAAAAGGAGCCGCCGATGAGCTCAGTCACTGAACAAGCAGCACAAAAGATTCGCCAACATTTACAACAGCGTGGTCGCGGCCTAGGTATCCGTGTAGGTGTGAGAACCACTGGTTGTAGTGGATTAGCCTACACCTTGGAATACCTAGACAATCCCGGCACTGTACAACCTATAAGTTACCAAAGCAATGGGGTTACTGTGTTTGTTGACACCAAGGATGCAGTGTACCTTGAAGGTATGACCTTGGACTATCAAAAGAAAGGTCTTAACGAAGGCTTTGAATTTATCAACCCCAACGAAGCTGCTCGTTGTGGTTGTGGCGAGAGTTTCAGCGTGTAAATGCGAGTAAAGTTTTGCAGCCACGGCCTTCTATGGCAAACCAACAAAAGAAATTTGGCGTCAATTAATCCAGCATGGCTGTACATGCAAAAATGGTATGAACTACATGGAAAAAACCCAAATCTTGAGTGGTTACTTCCCGGGATACTTAAACTTGATAGCACCGAAGTTACTGTTGAAAACATAGTAAAAGAAAATCCTGCAGTACTGGGGTTAGGGATTTACGTTTGGAATTTTGAATTACAGTACTTTATTGCTCAGCAGGTCAAACAACTGCTGCCCAACACAATCATTGTGTGTGGTGGCCCACAACTATCAGTGCATAAAGAAAATCAAGATCAGATTGATTTTTTCAAGGAGCATGCTTATATAGACTACGTGGTTTATGGTGATGGTGAAAAACCATTCCAACAAATAATTGACTATTATTCGGGTTTTTTAAGAACTAAAGACAGTTTTGTTAATGTTGTTGAAAATCAGCAAGGTGTAAGAAAAATATATCCCTATGAAGTGCTCAGCGACGAACGTTATTTAAATGAAAGTCCTTTTCTCAGTCAAGAATCTCACATGCGTGAAGTTAGAGATTATCTAGTAGGCAAGGGAATACCAAACAAAAATCAAACTTGGGCTATTGAGTTTGCCAGAGGTTGTATGTATAGTTGTACTTTTTGTGACTGGTCACAAAATCTTACCAAAAAAGTCAAACGCAGAACACATAGTTGGAAAGACGATATTGATTTATTTTGGCGATTGGACGTACCCATAAGAGAAACCGATGCCAATTTTGGTCAGTGGCCAGACGACATCAAAGCCTATGACTATGCACTTTCATTATACGATGCCTCACGCAATTTTTCTTTCATAGTAATGAATACTCCAAAACTCAAAAAAGACATAACAGAATACATTGTATTTAAAAATGTTTCGGTGTATGGTGACACTAGGCCTACTATTAGTTTACAGGACATTGATGACAAAGTTTTGACAGCAATTAACCGTCCCAGTGTACCATGGGAAAAAATTGTTACATTGATTAATAATCTCAAAAACAAATTACCACCAGAAAAATTTAAAACTTTGACAATAGAAACTATATTGGGACTACCAGAACAAACAATTGATGGAATTATCAATGCTTATATTAAACTATTTGAATTAGGTGTGACTAATTTTAGCTACTACATGTGGCACATGCTAGACAATAGTCCAGCGGCAGATTCTAACTATCAAAAACTTTGGGGACTGCAAGTTAGAGAAATACATTATATTGCTGAAGGCACAACAGAGACAATATCTGATTTGGAATCTGTGTACAAAAATTTATCCCTTGGTAACAAAAATCTAGATATTTTTTATAAAAAAACAATTGTTGTTAGTCACAGGAAAATGACCATGGTAGATATGTGGGCAGTTAGTATGATTCAACGAAAGTGGGGTAAGTTAAATCGACAAGAAAATTTACTTGAGAAATACAATTCTGCTCAAGTAAAACATATTTTGATAAATTTCTTATTAGAATCTTTGAAAGAAGCAGATGAACAGTTTAACATTCATCAAAAGTACATGGACAAATATGGTATTATAATCTGGGGATATTATGACCCAATCAAAAAAATACTGTATTCGGATTTTTAATTCAGCGACCCGCTTTTGCGCGGAGAAAGTTTTAGAGTATAATTTGTATAATCCCAAATTTGATTACCAACCCATTCCCAGAGTTGTGGTAGAAGGCAAACGATTTTATGCCACACACGACGGACAAAAGTTACCCAGCGTAACAACCATATTAGACCGAACCAAGCCACAGGAAAAAGTTGAAGCCCTGAACCAGTGGCGGCGTAGAGTAGGGCATGAGAAAGCCCAACAGATCACCACAGAAGCTGCCAACCGCGGTACCAGGATGCATACATACTTGGAACAGTATGTGAAAACTGGCCGGATTGCCGAGCGTGGATCAAACCCGTTTGGTTGGCCCAGTCATGCCATGGCCGAAACTGTGGTTCGTGAGGGATTAAAAAATGTTGAAGAATTCTGGGGTATCGAAGTTCCTTTGTACTTTCCGGGAATTTATGCAGGTACTACTGACGGAGCTGGTGTACACCTGGGCAGGGAAAGTATTTTGGATTACAAACAAACCAACAAGCCCAAACGCCGAGAGTGGATCGAAGACTACTTCATGCAACTAGCGGCCTATGCCGAAGCACACAACGAAGTGTATGGAACCAAAATTCACAAAGGCGTGGTTTTGATGTGCGTCAAACCCGATGTGGATGCACAGGGACAGTTGATCTCACAGCCCAAATATCAAGAATTTGTGCTAGAGGGTGCAGAATTTGCACATTATCGTGATCAGTGGTGGCGTCGTGTGGAGCAGTATTACATGCTAAATACTTGATCACGCAGAGGACAGCAAATTGGCCATTGTACAAATTTCCCGTATAACCCAGCGCAAAGGGCTGGAAGAAAACCTACCACAATTGGCCGGTGCAGAATTTGGCTGGAGTATTGATACTCGCCAACTGTACATCGGTAACGGCACCTTAGCAGAAGGTGCTCCTGTGATTGGTAACACTGAAATTTTAACTGAATTTTCAGATATCTTAGCATTTAATACCACCTACACCTACAAGGGCGAAGCAGCAGGTTACACAGTACAAACAGGCCCTACTCCCAGTAGCCCTGTTACACAAAGTCTACAAAGTTGGATGGACCAATGGGCCAGTGTCAAGGACTTTGGTGCCGTAGGAGATGGCGTTACAGATGACACTGCGGCCATCAATCGTGCCTTATATCAGTTATACTGCAGAGAAATCAACCCACAGATTCGTCGTTCGCTATTTTTCCCTGCCGGTGTGTATGTGGTCAGTGAAACAATTATTATTCCACCTTTTGCTACGTTGTATGGTGAAGGTGCAGACAACAGCATTATTCAACTTACCAGTTCAGCTGATGACAGTGCTTTGCGTTTGTATGTGGCACGCACCGGGGACAGCCTACAACAGACTGGTGTAAACATTGGAAGCAATGGTGCCATACTGCCTCAGCGTGTGACCATTACCAACATGGCTTTTGAAAGTCTGGATCCAGACTTAAATGTATTCTATGTTCAGGATGCAGAAAATTGCAGCTTCAACAGTGTGAGTTTCTTGGGTCCGCTGGTACAGGCCAATTTAACCTCGGATGTCAATCAAACTGCCGGTGTGGTGTTTGGTAGTACTCCTAGCGTGGTGACCAACCAAATTACTTTTGATCGTTGCACATTCTCTGGTACCACATATGGTACCTATACCGATCAACAGGTACAAGCAGTTACTTTCAGCAATTCAAAATTTAACCTATTGTATCAAGGCATTTCTCTAGGAACAGGAACACCCATATTGGGCGGTCCTACCGGCTTCCGCGTCATGCACAACATGTTTGACAACATCTACGCCGAAGGTATCATCATTGGTACTGTGAGCCTCAATGCATCGGGCTACAATATTTTTTATGATGTGGCCAACAGTTTTGGTGGAACTACCAATCCCACTACCTCGGTAATCAGCATTGGTGACAACAACAATGTCAGCATCGGTGACATGTTTCAACGTAGCGAGACCTACTCCAGTACATATCCTAGAATTAACTTAAACAACACACAGAGTATTGGATTCACTGGTGGCGAAGGCATGACACTTGGTGCTTATAACACCTTGAGTTCTGTTAACTTTACCGTTGTGAACAACGTGGTCGACGCCACGGTGTTTGCCGTTGACACCACACAGGTCAATGCATTTCAAATGCCTTATCGTATCACAAGAGGCACTGCAATCAAAGTGGGAACGCTGACCGTGGCCAGCGATGCCACTGGCAGTAACACACCAGCTTTTGATGACTACACTGTTGAAACCGGCGTGATTGGTTTTACCTGGAATGTGGTACAAAGCGGAACCACACTCACTGTAGAGTACACCACAACCAATACCGGCTCTGGTGGAACACTCAACTACACCTTAAACTTCTTCAATGTTTGATGTGGCCTGCGTCGTTTGAAGGCCGTCTTAGGTCCTGGAATTCTTTACGCACTCAAGTTCAAGGTCTCACACCTGAATCCGCACTGCTGGCCATTAACTCATGGTGGTTTGCCACACCCTGGAGACCCTACTACCTACACTGGGATGACCAGTCAACTTGGCCAGATCCCTGGCAACTTTTGAACGAAAATATCTATTGTGATGTTGCTCGCGGGCTGGGAATCCTGTATACTATAGCACTGGCGGATCACTCAGAAATACAAGACGCACAGTTGGTTTTAACCCAAGATAATGGAACATTAGTCCTGGTCAGCGCGAGGAAATATATACTGAATTGGGAGGCAGACAGCATCGTAAATACCAGCCTAAGTTTTCAAAACATCCGCAGCATCACACAGCATCAAATAAAACAAAAATACAACTGAGAAAATAATGACAGCTATAACCGTAGTAAAACGCAACGGCAGTAAAGAGCCTCTTATGATTGAAAAGTGGCAGGCTCAAATCGCCAAAGTCTGCCAAGGAATCGCTGATGTAAGTCAGAGCATGATTGAA